AATAGTTCCGAGGTATTATTTCTTGTTTAACGGCTAGCGTAGCTACAGATACTATGATAGCCTTGATGAGCTTTTGATATGATTTAGTGTGTGTCGAATTATCAAATATAGGCTGGAAGTGTGCTGCACGCATATTCTTCATCTCGATATTGTTAAGATGGCTAACCATCTTCTGTATTGTATGGATGATCTTCATTCGGCCAGCAGACAACCCCTGGCGTTCTGCTTCCTCAATCCGCCATTCAAAGCATTGGCCAAACGTAATTTTACGTTGCTCTTCTTGCGGTGGATTGGTAGAGTAGAGGGCAAGGGCGGTATAGGCTTCCTTTTGTGTGGCAAATGTGCCTACCGATTTACGGATAGCCTTGCCATTGGCATCGTACCCATATGTCACAACTGCCCTGTAGGGTTTACGCAGCTGTTTATGTTTCATTTTATATACGGTTCCTGAACCGTTGGCTCGTTTCATGGCCATAATATGTCCTCCCCCCAAATTTTTTTTGTTGTATACTGCTTTTTTAGATATATATTGCGGCTGAGCATGAAAGGGATTATAATATACTAAAGATATTTTTAAGATATAAATCAATATAAGTAGATATCTGAGAATAGGAGGTGGAATACATGAAGTTCAGTAGTACGTATTTAGATTGGTTGAAATCTGAAATTACAGAAGAAGACTTAGGAAACGGCTATACTGAAATTACGGCTCCTTTTCTTGACAGGCATAATGACTATATTCAAATTTATATACAAGCCCTTACAGACGGCATGTACAGAATATCTGACGATATGTATACAATTACTGACTTGAAAATGTCAGGGCTCGATTTTAAAACACCTAAAAGAAAGCAGATTTTACAAGATATTGTACGTAAGCGAGGAATTGAGCTTGATTCTAAAAAAGATGAATTGTATTTAACAGCGCCAAAAAGTAATTTGGGTGAAGCGCAGCATCAATTGTTCCAAGCTATGCTTGATATTAATGATTTGTTTTATCTAAATCAATCGTCAATTAAATCTTTCTTCTTTGAAGATGTTACTAAATATTTTGATAGTCATGAAATATATTATTCAAAAGATATTTCTCTAAGAGGGCGCTCTGGGTATACTCAAAATTTTGATTTCTTGCTACAGCGTAATAAATTACATCCAGAACGATTTATTAAGCTATTGAACGATCCCCGCCGATCTCATTTGGAAAGATTTATCTTTTCGTGGACTGATATCAAAGAGCAACGCGGAGAAGAAGGAAAATTTATTGTCTTAATTAATGATCAAGATAAATCTATTGATACTCATATTGCTCACTTAAAAGAATATGACATACAAGGTATTCCCTGGTCTAAAAAGAATGAATATCAAGAAGCCTTTGCTTAGAAATCCAACGTATCATTTACTGGTTGTTCATTGATTGAAGGAAGATTGGTCGCATTACATAATGTACAAAACAAGCGGAACTGCTCTATTGGGGTAGTTCCGTTTTTAGTAATTTCTGAAAAATCAAATCCTGGAAATACTTCATTTAATTGTGCATCATCTAATTCGAAAGCCCAGCTTCCTGTCATATCATCTCTATCAAATATATGCAAATGATTGCCACCTATTTTTTGCCCGTCAGGGTTGCGGTGGGTTTTATTATCTAAATCTAATCGTAATAAAATATAGCTTTCACGGTGTTTAGTCTGGAGCGTATATCGAGTTTTAATTTTGCTTTTTCTATTTATGTATAGAATATATCTGTTCCTATTACTCCAGGACACCAACTCTAATTGGAGCTCCTTTTCTTGATTTGGGAAAGTAAATGATGTATCTATAAAGTTTTTATCTTCTCGTAGCATTTCTAAAAGTAATGCGTTTTCTTCATTTAATACACTTTCAATTGACATAAGATCTCCTATATAAACGTTATCCAGTTTAATTCAAGTCCTCCTATCCCTATATCAGGGTAGGGGGATTTTTTTATAGTAAAGTATCTTTTTTAATTAGTCTTAAATACTAATTTATTTTCGTTATCGATGATATCCGCTATCTTTTCTGTAGTAATAGGGATTTCAATTTTATCGCCATTGCCGTTGATGAACTTAATTGTATATGGTGCGTTAAGTACTACATTTTTAGGGAAAGCATAATACACAACCGCATAGCTATGTGGCATCGCGTCATAAATAACTGAGTTCATCTGTTCAGGCATAATGTACTTACCGTCTTTTTCAATTAATAATCGTTGTGATGGCACTTGTTGTGCTACAGTACCTGCTAATGGGTTCTTGAGGTGCATCGCATAAGTAGCGATATATACATAGTTACTGCTAGTTACTACTGCACTTTTAAATGCTTCTCCCGGAAAGATTAGGCGCTCGTCCTTAGAGTAAGCGATGTACTTTGTTATTGTGCCAGGAGTAACTAATACGGCAGCACCGCCTGCGCCACTCCGAAGTTCAACACCATAATTGACAGGATTTTCTAATTTCCGATCAGACTTATAAGATTGGCCAACACTCCATATTTTGTTGTATGTATCCGAAGTTACATCAATAAACTGCGCGGCAAAGGAATTACTTACAGATAGGCTGAGCAAAGCCATTAAAGGCAACAATTTACGTAATTTCATTTTAAAATCTCCCTGTGTTAAATAATATGATGATAAAAGTCGATTCCGTTAAGGTCTCCATCTTCAACCTTAGACATTCTAACCATACGTTCGACTAAATTGACGTGATGATCTACATAAAAGTCATCACGAATAATATGACTTAACTCATGCTTTATTTCCTCCCTCATGCGTTCATGGGGGAGGTTTTTATTAATGTAGATATTATGAGTGTCTACATCTTCTGATTCCTCAGAAACTGCTTTAGCATTTGGTAAGTCACAATAGATAAGGTTAATAACCAATACTACCACTCTCCCTTGTGTGTATTACTTGTGTTTAGATTTTAAGAACTCTATGTATTTGACTGTTTCTTCCATCTCCTCTTTAGTGATATCTTTAGCGGCAGAGAAGAGCATACGAGCCCCTGGACGTGTGCGTAGATACTCGGCAAACTCGGCTGCTTCTGGGTCGGTGTAGTAGCCCTTCGTTTCACTTGGAATAGTTATTTCCTCACCAATTTCTGCGAGCATATCTGCACTTATCCCTAGACCAGCACATATTTTAATCACATTATTTATAGATGCGCCTCCTACATTTTTTAAAATAGATAATAGGGTAGTATAGGGCATATCAATTTTTTCGGCAAATTCCTTTACAGTTCCGAGCTCTAATATTTTTTCTCTTAGATAGCTTTCTCTTGTCATAATAAGGGTCTCCTTTTAAATATATTTTTATAATATCATTTACAACACGAAATATCAATATATAAACACGAAATATAATTTATAAATAATTTCAGCTCCTAAATATAAACAAATTTAAATTTGCAAAGCACGAAATATCGTGTTATTATCTAGTTGTAAAGAACACGAAATAACGTGTTGAAAGGAGGTGATGTTATGTACCCAAACTTAGAAGCAGAATTGGCAAGGAAGGGCTGGTCTAAAAAGAAACTATCTGAAATATTAGGAAAACGATATTACACCGTTATTGATAAACTTAATGGCAAATATCCTTTAACATTAATGGAAGCTAGAGCAATAAAAAATGCATTAAATGTTGATATGTCTTTAGATGTTCTTTTTTTTGAAAAGTAAACACGAAATATCATTCTATAAAACTGATATTCAAAAACCAAAAGGGAGGAACCATGAAAATAGTAAAACTCATTACAAAAGCAACGCACCAGAGCATAGTAGATGCAATGATTTCCATAGCAATAGCACATGGCTTAACGATTACTAATGTGGAAAACATTATGACGGATGTAATAGCGTATTTGAAAGATAACGCAACGGTAAAAAAGTAAAAGCCACCAACAACATTAGTGGCAGTAGAGAGGAGGTGTAACTATGGTTAGAAAGACAATCGCCGTATCCCAAATGGCCACTGTTCTCGGATGGACACTAACTGCGGTACGAGAATGTATCGCTAGGGACAAATTCCCATTTGCCTATGCATGGCAGTCACCAGGCAAGAAATCAAGAGCCTTTGTAATAGATAAGGAAGGCTTTAAGACTTATCTAATGCACAATCTAGGTTGGGATATAAAAATTATCGATGCAGAATTTAAAGCTGCAAATATTCACTAGGAGGAATTAATCATGACATGGATTGACACAGGAGTGCATTTGAGCTTAGCTGCATCAGCAGTAGCATCTATTTTATCAATGATGACGTTATAGGAGAAATGTAATTATGAAAGCTATTCCAGTAAACAAAACAGCAATGGCTGCACATTTAAAAGCAATCGAATCAGATCGCCTCTTAAATCAAATCAGTGGGGACGTTATGAACGCTATCTATAGCTTGCAAACCATGATGAGTGCTTACGGAGCACAAGGATTCCGCATTAGCGTTACTGTTGATGATATCGTAGTTGAGCAAATTGTGGAGGACGATGAATAATGGGTTAAAGATTTTGATTTCCCATCTATGAAGGTAGGGGAAAGAGGAGGTGAAAACCAAGATGAGTGCGATGACATATAAAGAAAAACGGGAGCTTAGACGTGCTGCTATGGCTCCACAGTTAGCTGATATTATAGAGGGCTTTATTGTCGGATCATGTTTCTTATATCTAGTAGTAGGTATTTTCTACTGGTGGATTACAGGGGAGATGTTAGTGAAATGGTAAAACGATGTTATCACTGTGGGTACAAGCTTACCCCGAATATTACCTACAGCCTTTACAATACCGCTATTGGGAAGGTGGTTACTGTATGTAAAGACTGCCATACCTCTCATTTGCGAATGAGGGCAAAACAAAGAAAAAGGACGCTACCAGGTGCAACTAGTAACGTCCATAGCTAAAATAACCAGTTAAATTGTAACACATAAGGAGGCAATCATGCCAACTGTTAATAAAAATATAGACTTTAATTTTTTTAGCCGCTCTGGGCGTGTGCCCCCTAAAGTGCGATTTAACGTATGGGGCTCGGCTTGCGGATTAAGTGTAGACGCGTATAACGCAATTGGTAGACCTGAAGGCTTGCGAGTTGGAATTGATACATCAGCTCGTGAAATTCATGTATATCCTGTTTTAGAAAAGAATAATGAAGCAGCGATTTATCCACCTAAAGCTGCTTTACAAAAATATAAAATCATTATCTCAAGGGCGAGAGTTGTATTAAAAGAGTTAGCAGAATTAGGTATTACTAAAAATATTAGTGGGGACGTGATCATCGAAGGTGATTCCAAAAAGCTAATATTTAAGTTTTGAGAGGAGTTAACATGCCTGAAATAAAATCTAAAAAATCTTTGCTATCTGTAAATACATTTGACTTCAGTTTTTTTGCTGATAATAAAGGCAAGCATCGTGCAGCCGATACAGTAGCAATTGTTGTAAGCAATAGTTATATCAAACTTTCATTAGCTGCTTATAGAAAGTTAAAAGGTCCTGAATATTTTAGAGTTGGTATAGACGTTCACAATAAAGTGATTTGCGTATCACCTGCGTTAAAAACAGAATCTCATGTTTTTAAACCAACAGCAAAGCAAATTGAACAAAACACTATTTATATTACTAAAAGTAGGCACGTAATCAAAAAGCTTAAAGAACTTGGCATTCCCAAGATGGTAACTGGAATGCTAGTTGATGACGAGTTATTATTCAAATTTTAAAGGAGAAACTATCATGGAAAATCAAAATATCTTAACTATTAAATTCAATACATTGGACGATCTAGCAGTGCAAGTAGCAGATTGGAACGAACGATTAAATCATCAGTGTTGCGGTAATTGCTCTAATGTTGGAGTGCCTACAGTAACAGTTGGCGAGACTATCAATATTGAAGTAGCGGCGTCTGAAGTTGCAGGAAAAGTAGATACAAAACAACAGCCTGAACCTGTTGAAGTTGAGCTGGTACAAGAAGATGTTCCTGTAACCGACTTTGACGGCAAGCCAGTAAAAGATAAAAAAGAAGAAAAGGTTGAACCGGCTGAAGAACTTGTAGCAGAGACCACGCCTGTTGAAACTCCAACTGAAGAACAAGCTAATGATGAAACAGACAACCATGATGCAACATTAGATGTAACTGCTGAACCAGTAGATAAAAAAGTATTTTATAAAGAAATGAAGGATTGGATGGGTGAAGATATGGTTCGTGCAGGGAAAGTTCTTACTGTCTTTAAAAAATACGGCATTACTGAAAAAATTACTAGTAATTTATTAACTGATGATATCATCACTGATTTGAAAACAGTAATGGCAGGGGAGGAATAATATGGCAAAGCAACAATTCAAAGCGCAAGCTGACATATGTAAAAAGTCGTTAGATGTATTACATAAGGCAATTGAACTTGATCCTGATAATACGGAAGAATACAACGTAGGTATCGCATACACAGAAAATGTTATGAAAGCCTCTAATGCCATTGTAAAAGCCTTTGATGTGGTTGAGCCTCCTAAGGCAGCTACGCTTAAAGAAAAAACGGAAGATGCGGCAAAGGAAGAAAAGCCAAAGCGTACCCGTAAGTCTAAAACAGCTAAAGAATCTACGCCAGTTGATAATGAACCTGCTACAGCCGAAACACAGCCAACGGTTGAGCCTAGTGTAGAAGATAACGCTGACCTCTTTGCTATGTTTGACGATTAAGGCGGTGGTGTTCTGTGGAAACTGTGTCAAGTTTATATATCCGCAAAATGTTCGATAGCATCATAATTGAAAAACATTATGATGCAGCTTACACAACAATTCACCATTGTGATTGCGATCATACATTTGGTGGCATATGGAATCGCAAATATAGTATGGGCTGCGGATATTATACAGGTGCGAAATCTTATGTCTGTCCTAATTGTGGAACTCGCTCCGAACCATATGTACACAAAGTGATATTAACCTGTGATGACGAGGAATTATTTCCTAAAGAAATGTTTTTTGAAGTCGTTAATTGCAAAGACTTTCTCGATCTTCGTATTAAATATAAAGGTATTCAGCTGTTTTGGGATGGAACGTCTGAAGATGGCTCTTATAAAGAGGTTTTGCGTTTTGATTTCAAAGCAAAAAAAGCTTTTTATATCGATGAAGATAAGAGAAAACATGAACTCACAGTCGATTATATTCGTGAGTATGATAATCCGATTATGCCAATTTTAAAATACATAGGGAAATCATATGCAGTTCATGGAGTTAATAAAGAACATTTGGCCAAACTCCTCAAAAGTCTGCGCATAACGTTTGAAAGGCGCTTATCAGAACAGTGTGGATATAAAGTAAAAGATGTTTATATACCACATTCGATTAGTGAATATGGCGGATATGGGATTTCTATGCTGGTTAATATGATCTTAAAGCTCAGCGCTCCTGATATGCCTGCTGTCACTAAAATTATTAAAAGCAACATTAAATGGACTTCACGCTATTGGATTGGTTCTATAAGAGATCTGCATTTTTATGATTCGGTTTTAGCTATGACTAAAAAGGGGACGGGATTCTTAGAAGCATTGCGAATTTATCATCGATCTCCTGATAGTAAATTATTGCGTAGCATGATGGTTAATGACCCTATGATTGTTAAGCTATCAGATATGCTGAATATTTTTAAAGATGAAAATAATCGAAGGACAATATTGACTCTTAATCGAGAAAAAGGGTTCGATGATGTATCTGCGAAAATAATTAATGCAGCTCATTTAGATGAGAATATGGGCGTTAGGACTGAAAAAATACTTAATATGTGGCTTGGCCTTTCCAAACGATATGGTGAGCGAAATTTATTGCGATATTTACTAAATGTCACTGCATCAGATATCAGGGATATTGTTAATATGTACAGTCAAATAAATGGTAGGTATATAGCTCAAGTTTGGAATACTAATTGCAAGTTAAAAGACTTCCATGATGTTGTAGTTAATATTTACAACAAACAAGAGTATGGCGACGTAATGCTTCCGGAAGTTCCTCAACTACAAGCGGATGTAAACGGAATGCATTTTATGGTCCCAAGAACTGCAGCAGAATTAATGACTGCTGGTAAACGGTTAAAAAATTGTGTTGGCTCATACCGGGATAGAGTCATGAAAGGAACTACGGCAATAGTGTTAGTTACCGACGATTCTATGAAACCGGTTGCATGCCTAGAATTGGCCAATAAAGGTAAAAAGAAAGGTCGTCAAATATTTGACTTAGTACAGGCTAAGCTCTTTGCTAATGAAATGCTTAAAAAGAATGCTCATATTAATTCGACGGTCATGCAATGGGCCAATCAATTAAAGATTGAACCGCATACCATCGACGTGGACGCTAGTGTTGTATAGGAGATCACTATGAAACTCACAAAATTAGAATTACTAAATTTTA